AAAGGACTGGATGCTATTGATGAACAGATTGTCATTAGTGATAAAGAGAAGACCCTTAAAATACTTGCAGCTGCACAATTAGTACAAGAGACTAAGCTATCTAATGCAGCCTTTGAACTGGAGAGGTTCAAGGGTACAGCAGACCAACAGATTGCACAACAGGAAGCCTTCCTCACAACTACATTAGCTACATTAGATACTCAAAGGATAGCTGAGCTGGCAGCACTTAACCTATCAGAGGAAGAGAAGGCAGCTATCAAGCAGAAGTATGATCAAGCTGAGATAGTTGCAACAGAGGCTAAGACAGCCAAGATAGAAGAGATTGAGAAGGCTGCAAATGATAAGTTAATAGCATCGATTAATCAGGGCTTTGAGACTGCAAAAGAGGCAGGTGCAGCTATTAGTTCATTGCAACAAATCAACACAGATAGAAAGCTCAAAAACGTAGAGAAAGGAAGTAAGGAAGAGGAAAAGATACTTAAGCAACAATTTGCTCAACAGAAAGCAATGCAGTTAGCAATGGCCGCAATCAATGGTGCTCAAGCCATCCTTGCAATCTTGACTGTTCCTGACTTCACACTTGGCATTGCATCTGGTATAAGGATAGCGGCATCAGTGGCGGCAACAGCAGCAAGTATCTCAGCTATTGCAAGTACATCCTTTGAAGGAGGCGGTCAAGCACCAGGAGACCCAGGACTTCCAGATGTATCAGGTATAACAGCAACCAGTATGGCTACACCATCAGCTTCATTGTTTGGTAGCAACAACAACTTTAACAACGTAGGCGGCCAACAGGATGGTCAAGGTGGTCAGAGTATCACAGTGAATGCTATAGTGAGTGAGACCCAAGTAACAGATGTACAGAATAGAGTAAACAGAATAAAAAGAAACGCAGAATTATGACAAGTTATCAAGCACTAATCAACCACATTGAAGCCTTCTATACTGACCATGCTCAGGTTAAGAAGGTAGGCAGTGACTTCACAGAGCAGTTACCTAACTTCGCTACTAAGGATGAGAAGTATCCTTTGGTGTTCATAGCTCCAGTATTTGCAAATCCTACTACCAACACCAACACCATGAGCTTGGAGATATATTGCTTTGACATCATACAGAAGGATAGAGCTAACATCACTGTGATACTATCAGATTGCCATCAGATACTTGTTGACTTGGTCAATCAGTTCACATTCAGCACTGACTACTCCTTTGACATCTTAGGTACACCATCATTGACACCATTGAACAACCAGTTGCTTGACTATGCAGCAGGATGGTTGATGACTTTGGATGTTGAGATGAGTAACTGGACCGATTGCCAGATACCACTTCTAACAAAAATTAACCCGTAGTACAATATAGGTATATTAAACATTTTAAAATGCAAACAGATAACGACATACTAATTGCAAATCAAGGAACATTTGTAGTTAACAATACAACTGAGAAGACAGCTACTACCAATGCTATAGTGGTACTTGAGGATACTGTATTTGAACGTATCAAGATAAATGGTTTAACAGTTACCTCAACTTACATTGCTGTACCAGCAACAGCTGTTAAGGCAGGTGCTATCATACGTGCTATAAATGCTCAACAGTTTAGTGGAGTTAAGTTAACAAGTGGAAGTGTATTGCTTATACTTGCATAATGAACGGCTATGGTAACAGCGTGTTTTTACGCACAGCTTTTGAAGTAAGTAGTGGTGTTGCTCCAGTCAACACAGTTGCTCCTGCAATAACAGGAACGGCTCAGGAAGGGGAGACAGTTACTTGCTCAACAGGAACATGGACTGGCACTCCTACCATAACCTTTGCATATCAGTGGAAGCGTAACGGTAGTAACATAGGGAGTGCGACTAACTCAACTTATGTACTTGTTACAGCTGATGTTAGCCAATCAATAACCTGTCAAGTAACAGCAACTAATGGCTCTGGTAGTGCAAGTGCAACATCAAACACCATTACACCAATAGCGGCAGTTGATCCAGATGCACAGGCATTCATAACAGCGGCTGCAATAACAGACCCTACACAACAGGCGGCAATTAATACTTTGGTAGTTGACTTGAAAGGTTATAGTATCTGGACTAAGATGAATGCTTTATATCCAATAGTTGGTGGTACTGCATCTCAACACAAATACAACCTTAAAGACCCAAGAGATTTAGATGCTGCATTTAGATTAGTTTTTAGTGGTGGAGTTACTCACAATGCAAATGGAATGACTGGTAATGGAACTAATGGTTTTGCGAACACTAAATTAGCGGATAGTACTTTAAACGCAAACAATAAACATTTATCAATTTACCAAAGAAACATTTTAGCAGAGCCTTCCGCATCACCAATGGGTAGTGGTGGAAACAGTAATAGATTTTATTTAAATTATTTAGGTTCAAACTATTCTACTTTAGCAATTATACAATCTCCTTATGCTGTAGTAGCTCCACAAAAAGGGTTTATGGCTTTATCAAAAGTTACGGCAACACCGACAACTTATAAATTTTATCAAAATGATTTAACGCCAACCTCAAGAACTTCAGCGGCGGTTAGTTCAATTTATAATTATCATTTATTAGCAGATAATAGCACAGGAGCAGGCTTTGATTATTCATTATCAAACTTAGCCTTTGCCTCAATAGGAGCAGGTTTAACAGATACGGAAATAACTAATTTAAAAACTTCAGTGTTAACATTCCAAACAACCTTAGGCAGAAACGTATGAAACTAAGAGACATAACAACAAATATAGATAATTATGTAGGGTTACTTACTGAGTTACAAAAGGATGAGTTACTTGGTCAGTTATATGCACCAGATAGCTACTTCAATCCTATTCAAGATATCAATGATAACTGGATAATATCAACAGAAGAGATGGAGCAGTGTGTTAACCCTGAGTATCTTTGGGTTAAAGACCTTGAGTTGATACCATACGAAGCTAAACCAACACCACCAATTGAGTAATGGGTAGATACGCTAACACTGGTGAGTTCAATGTCCTTTATCCTACCAGGAGAAGGATGGCTACTATACTGAAACGTATTATTAGGAATGATGTTGTGGATGGTCAAGGTACTTTGGTAGAGTCTATCAGGATCAATGCTAAGATTACAGGCTTTGAGAAACTTGAGATACAAATCATAGCCATGTACTACTTCATATACTTGAACAATGGAGCACACTTATGGAACAATGGTATAATTACACCACGTGACTATGTTGCTACCTTCACACAAGAGCTGAATGCAGCAGGAATAACAGCTGAGATATACTCACAGTACACTGAGTGGCTGGCAAAGAAATTCCCTATACTGCAAGTGGCTGAGATACTTGAGAAGAACCAAAGAATAACTTATACCTTTGAGGCAATAGACCCACCTGCAGGCTTCCAACCAGGTGTTGCCTTAGACGTTTAGTTCCTTCTTCATACCTAACATATTAAAGGTCATGATTAGCGACAGGTTAGTCACCTCATGGAACTTAGTTAGGTCCTCATTGCATAGGCTGTAGATAAGCCTCTCCCACCCCCACTTCTTCTCACTCTTCCTTAGTGCTATCTCCTTTGCCTCATCAGATGTTGCAGGACGTTCATCCTCATCCTCATCACTACCATCCTCATCTGTGAACAGGTTGGCATAGGTAGTCATGAATGAGTCTCTGTATGCAAGGTACTCTGGTAGGATGCCATACACATCATTGATACACACCTCATCAAACACACTATACCTTATACTTGGCTTATAGGTATATGGCTCCCACACTGTCTCACCCCACTGGTTGACCATGACCTTCCTGTACAGGATAGATGCAATATGACCAAGGTGCTGATTGTAGTCTTTGGCAAAGTAGTGCTCAAGGTCAATGAACTCACCAACGGTTAAGGTGTTCAATGGCTTGTAGTGATACTCACCAATCACGTGCTTGTAGTTCTTAGAGGGCTCAGAGTTGATGAAGGTAATATCTTTGAGCATATCACTCACCTCACTTATGTCAAGGTCCTCTAAGTCATCAGATGGTATGTCAGCAAGGGCAGCAAGTATCTCTATCTCCCTGGTGAACACTTCCTCAATAGCATACAGTTCTCTAATCTCTTTGAACTGTATTACATCTATCTCACTCCACGACTTGGGCAGGTTCATCCTTTGGCATTTGCTTGGATAACTTTTGACCTATCTCAACTAAGTAAGGGAGGGCAAGGTCTGCCTTGAGCTCTCTGATAATCTTTGCCTTGAGCTTGATGTGTGCATCTGCATAGTGCTCAGTCTTAGTGAGGTCAGTACGCTTGAACAGGATAGCCAGCATCTCTGATACATATCCCTTATGTCTTGAGTGCATCACCTTATCAATGTGCTTAGTATCCCGAACTGACAACTTGAACGTCTCATCAAAGGCGGTGTAAGTGTAGTTCATGTGCTCAAATGAGTTAATGAGCTCTGGCTTTCCACTAAGGTTGTTAAAGTTCTTAACACATTCCTTGAACTCCTCAATAGAAACGTCATCCCAATCTGCCTCTGGCACTCCTAACAAAGTGAACACGTCAATGTGTTTCTCAATAGTATCCAGTTCTTGATTAGCATGGATTGTTGTTATGTCCTCGAACTGCTGGACCGTTAACTCATGTAGTTGGTTGGGTACTTCTTTCCCTAAAATTGTTACCATAATCTTGATTTTTAACAAATATAATACTTTTTACAATATAGGCATGGACAGACCAGTTTACAAAATTACTATTGATGAGGCTTACTCTGATGGACAGGACCTTGGTGTGGAAATGATTGCCTTCACCAACAAGCCTGCTATCAAGGTCAAAGGGCTGGCATTCAATTCTCATGCTGTTGCTCCTATGACATTCAGTGACTCAGTTAAGATGCGTATTGTAGCTCCTGCCATGATACCTATGAACATCTATAGACAAGATGAGGACGGTGAAGAGTATGATGTGCAGTTCTCAGCAGAAGTGATTGAGCAGATACACGCCAAGTTCATGCTCAACCTACAGAACAAGGACATCTTTAATCTTGAACATGATGAAGATGAGAAAGTTCCTGCATACATCCTTGAGGCTTGGATAGTAGACAGTCCAGAGACTGACAAAGCATTCACAACATATGGCATTGAGGTACCTAAGGGCACATTGATGTTAACAAGCCAGATCACTGATAGAGAATACTATGATGCACTGGTTGAGTCTGGTCAAGTAGGTTACTCTGTTGAAGGCTTCTTAGGTATGAAATTATCGGAACAATTAAAACTAAATACAATGAAGTTACCAGATGGAGAACACATGATTGAGGATAAAATCTACGTTGTTAAAGACGGAGAAGTTATTGAGATCAAGGAAATGCCTACAGAGATGGAAGCAGAAATGGCTGCTGATCCAGTAGCAGAAGAAGAAGCTGAAGTTGCAGCAGAAAACCCAGAAGCAGAAGCAGAAGATGCTGAGGCTGATGCACCAGTACAGGAGGAGATGGCTATTGACCCAGCGGTTGATACAGAAGCTATCCTTGCTATCGTAGCACCAATTCTTGAGGAGCACATGAATGCAGTGATCAGAATGATTGCTGACTTAAAGAACCAACTTGAGGAAAGTCTTGCTGTTGAGACTGAAACAGAAACAGAGAATGTGGAGCTGACTTCACATGAGAAATTCAAAGAATACGTAAAATTTTCAAAAACAAAATAACCATGAACCGTAACCTAAAATTCAACTTAGATGTTGAGACAAACGCACTCTTAGCTGCGAACCCAGAGGAGTTTTATTCTAAGGCTTATTTATCAAGTCCAGATATTCCTAACAACTTCCGTACTTTACCAGGTGTAAAGTCAAAAACAAAATTAGCCAATGTAGTATTTGGTCAAGTGTTGCAACCTTACAACTGTTCTTTCCAACCAAGTACTGACTTGTTGGATGCTATTGACATCGATGTATGTTCATTGTCTGCAATGGCTGAGCTTTGTCAGTTCGATTTAGAGCAATCTTTCTTAGCTTTGCAAATGACAAAAGGTTCTAATGGTGACTTCACTGTTGCATCTTTCATGGCATACTACTGGAATGAGATGGCAATGACTATCGGTCAAGACATTGAGTTATTAAGATGGCAAGGTAATGATGCATCTGAGGATCCATTATTGTCTTTGTGTACTGGATACTTATTCAAGATGTTCTATGATGTTGATGTTGTAGGTTTATATGCTGGAGCTATCACTACATCAAATGTATTGACTCAATTAGAGGCTATGCTTAACGCTGCTCCTGCTGCAATAGTAAGACGTAAAGCTGACTTAAGATTCTACGT